TCTCCGGGTGGGACTTCGCCGGGTCCGCCAAGGCCCATCTCTCCCCCGGCTTGTTGTGCTGCGCCGGCCATTTGGGCCATTTGAGCTTGTTCGATTGTTTCTAAGGCTTTGGCGCGCTTGAGGTCAGTAAATATTTCTCGTTGATTTCTAATAATTTCTTCGTCACTAAGGTTGAGCATGTTTTTAGCAACCCAACGTTGGCTGAAATATCCTTCTGTAGCAGATGCTGCGGTATCAAATTTCAATCTCCAATGTTCAAGCTCTTGCATTTCTGCCAATTTGGAAGGGTTATTTAATGTTAGTTTAAACGAAACTAAATCGTCCCCTCTGAATCCTAATGTATAAAGATGAACAACACCAATTTTTTCAAGCTCTGAAATAATCGACCTTTGAAGCCTTTGCACTGTTCTTGAAAATCGAATATCTTTTTGAGCTAGCGTAGTTTTATCTTCTTCAGCTCCCTCGCCCCTAGAAAGATAAGACTGTGGTATCTTTAAAGCAGAGAATAATTTATCTCGAAGATATTTAACATCATCAATATCGCCGGTATATGTTCCGCCAGGTAAAGATTGAATTTCTGTTTTCTGTCCTCCGCGGACCGGAATAAAATAATCTTCATCAACACTCATTGGATTATAACGAAGATCTACGCGGCCGGTGTCGGGGTCAATAACTTGATTTCGCTTCATTGAAGTTATAACTTTTTGCATATATTGCTCTACGTCGGCTGGGTTAATATTTCCAACGTCTACATAAAAAACTCTTCTTTCTGGGGAGCGCACAATACGATATGCCATCATAGCATCCTCAAGAAGTGTCAGTTGTCTCCAAATTCTTCTTGCCGGCTCTAAAACAGAAGTGCCGTAAGGTGCATATTTATCATTTCCTAAAATGCGGAAGTGGGCCATTTGCCAATTCTCAAAAGTCAGCGCGCCGGTATTCCATTGATATTGTACGTAATTTGCATTTGTTTTATCTTCGCCCTCTAGTCTTTCAACTTCTGGTGTCGGGAGGCCAATCGCGTTTACAATACCAACTTCTGGGTTGAGGTCCAAATAGAGAAAAAAGTCTCCATACTTGCACATGGTGCGGGCCCAACCGAACATATTGAATTCAAGATTTAGAACATTATAATATAATGTATCTAATATGCTTTTAATTTCTTCATTAGGACAATTAATATCTATCATTCTCCTTAAATTATTAGATGTTGTCATTTCATCTGCGTATATATCTAAAGCCGAAGCTATTTCTGGTGTGTATTCCATCTGATCAAAATCAACATATCGTTGAGTTCTGTTTTGTTGCGACATAATGTTCGCTGACAAATTATCAAATGGATTATATGATAATCTTTGAAAATTCTGACCGGCTACATCTTTAAATCGAGTCCCATATTTGTCCAAGCGACGGCGAGAAAGCTGCCGTGTGCTCTGGGAACGGTAATTTATAATCGGTCCAGAAAAAAGCCTGGTTAATTTTTTAAATAACGGCCATGATGCGTCTTTTGGGTTTTTATTTTTATTCGCCATTTTTTATCCTTTTAGTAGCCATAGATGCTCTTCCCACTTTTTTATTTCTTTGGTATAATCTTTGCGACCTTTCGCCATCCCGGGGATAGATGTATCTAAAACAGAATTACTCTTTATTATAGCACCTAATATTGCTTTTTTATACTCAGAATCTCTTTGATTTTCAACAATTGCAGTGTCTCTCACCCAACATCCAATTGCAATGGCCATAACTAAATCATCATTATAACCTCTTTGTGCTTCCGGCCTTCCGTTATTCCAGATAAAAGTATCTAATTCGGCTCTCAATCTAGAAGAGTAAATTGTTAGCATTTTATTTCTGATAAATTCTTCAAACTTGGCCACTAAAAGTGGGCGAGTTTTAAGGGAAGTTGTGAACCCGGCAACTGTGCCACTCCTACTTTCTGCAGTTAATTGATCAACATATTCGTGGCTTGATTTAATTGAGTGATATACATTCGGATAATTATTTTCTTTAAGTTTTTCCAAAACAGAAAATCCAACTGTATTGTTTTCAACAACAATCATACAATTTCCATATTCTTTTCCTGCATTAAATACTACATCAGAAAATAAATCTGGTGTGACTTTTCCCTGGTATTCCCCGATGACTTCCATTGTTTCTAGTTTAAAAATATGAAACACTGAATAATCATTGCCGTCGCCGCGGGCCACATCTGCAGACAGTAAATAAGTATTTTCAGGATTGAACTCTTCCCAGATCCAAAAGTTTCTATCAAAGCCAGTTCTATATTTGGGCGGCGTTACTTGCTTGTCGATCCTTGCGATGTCATCAGAGTGAATTACAGTTTCACCAGATGCATTAAAGTTACATTCTAATTCTTGAGCGATTTGGCGGTGAGACATATTTCGAGTTTCACGTTCAAACCAATTTTGGTCGCGGTCAGGATGTTCATCCCATAATAATTTAATTGGATAAAAATTGCTTTTCCCAGCATCTGCATCAATATATGTTTTATGAAACCAATTCCCTACGCCATTTGGTGTTGAAAGCGCGATGCAGCGACCACCAGTTGAAAGTGTGGGATAAAGACCAGTCCATAATTCTTCCAAATTCTCAACATGTGCAGCCTCATCAATAACCAAAAGAGATAATGCCTCAGAACGGCCAGCGTCAGCAGAGGTGGAAGATGCTTTAATTTGTGAACCATTGCTTAGTTCAAAGGAGTTTCTATTGTTTACTTCAACTTCGGCGATTTGAAGCCATTCGGGGAGATTCTTAAGCATGTGTTTCACTTTCTTGACAAGGTTGGATGCTGTGGTATATTTTGTTGCCATAACAAGAACATTCTTATCTCTATGAAATAACATCATCCAAATAACATATGCAGCAGTAATTGTAGATATGCCGAGCTGTCTTGCTTTTAAAATAACAGTGAACCTGTGGTCGTCAAAAGCATTAATTAGACCAGCTTGATAATCATAAGTTTTAAAAGGTACTAAACCTTCTATTGGGTGTGCAATTCTTGCATAATTATTAATAAAATAAACCGGATCCTTGCCGCATACAAGGATCTCTTTCATCATCTCTTGCTTGGTTAATTTATATCCCAATTTTACGTACCTTTTCTTGATACATTTTCTGGTTTTTTAGCGCCAGGATATTGTTCTTTTCCAATCGCCAACCACTTTTTTATAGAGTTGTCCAGCCGATCTTCGGAGGGCGCGCCGACTTCTTCAGTTTCTCCCATGTTTCCAATTTTATATGCCTTGGTTGCCTGTACCCATGTTTTTACTCTTGAGACGCTTTGGGCGTGCATATCTGTTTCGCCATCGGCAGTCAAAGTTAAAGCATTTCCTGTTACAGATTTATATTCTTTTTTAAGAAATTTAACAATATCATTAATTGTTTGTTCAACGTCATCTTCATATCTATTGCTATGAAAATCTTTCAAAGAAATTTCTGAGTGGTATGAAAGAATTAACCTGTCCCCTTGCATTCTCACGTTAAAACCATCCATAACACGAGAATCATTTATAGGGCAACCTTCTTCTCTTTTTAGCCCAACTTTTTTATCTTCGCCTTTGCGCACGAATCTTTCATCGTGTGCGCCGTCATATGCATTTGATGCAGCTTGTGCAATTCCCCTTACAATTTCAAGTACGCTTGCCATTTATTTTCTCCTTTTTGTTGGGCCTCCATCCGGCCGACCATCGTTCTTCACGGTCTTCAACCCATTTAATATAGCATTTCCAACAACATTCGAATTTGTTCATATACAAATCATCTTGGCCATTGAAAGAATAAATGTCACACACTGGACATTTTCTTTTGCTTTTCTTAGTAATTAGATTCTTAGAAAGGAAAAAACCGTCTTTTTCAACTTTCTCTGTCTCTTCTTTTTTAGAAAATTCTTTTTTATAAAATTCTTTAATTTGTTCAAGATATTCTTTTTCTTTTTCGTCGGTCCATAGAGACTTTGGATTTATAATTGTATCGTGACCATATTTTTCAGCAATCGCTTTTTCAACTTTAATAGTGTAATCTAAATCTTCTTTCATTATTCTACACCTATAATTTTATTAATATCTGCTTTAGCAACACCAAGAGTTTTGCCTAAATTGGCCGCGGCAACTCCAATAATGATATTGCCATATCCCAAAGAAATGAACTCAAAAGCTCCAATGTCTGTACTGCCGCCTGTTCCAGCGCTAGAATCTGCTCGAAGTGTTCCGCTTAAATCTGTACTAGTTATTCCAAAATAAGATAGAGTTGCCCCAGCATCAATTGCGGGTGCGCCAGATGCAAGGGTCCAGTCTGCATATATAGACTTAAAAATTGAATCGGGCCCATTAAGCAAGGTTAAAGACTGGTCTCTTTTATAAGATAATTCAGTGGCATGAAATGAAGCACTAGTTCCATTTGAGGTTCTTCTCACACCAGCTGTTACATTTTGTGAACTAAATCCTGCATAAAGATTATTAGTTGCAGTATCTGCATCGATGAAGCTTGTGTTATCATTATCGCTAGGCAAACTCATGCTCATAATATTATTCTCTGCTCGATCAGCTTTTATACCAAAAGCGCCATCTGTTTTAGGTGTCTGATCAAATTTGCCTACAACCGTATTAAACGAAGCTGTAGATTGTGAAGTGTTGCCATTATAAATATATATTGCATGTGTCGGGGCGGCACTATCAGATCCACTAATAATTACTAAACAATTATTTACCAATACGTGCCCAATATTATAAGAAGTTTGTGTTGAAATACCCCATACATTATTTAGTGCTGGTAATTCTACTCTACAATTATTAATTATTGAAGGTCCACCTTGGCCATACCTATCTCCAAAAAAAGTTATACCACTTTGTAAGTTCCCACTTATATTTATGCCTCGAATATCACATGGCCGATAAGAGCCTCTTATTGCGCCGCGGCCAGTGGTGCTATGCGTACCATATCCCGTAATTGTTAGATTATGGATACCAGAGCCAGAGCCATATAAAACAAAAGCATTTTTATTTGTAACACCTTTGCCATCGATTATAATATTTTGACCATAAGCACCAGAAACAATGACTCCAGTATTTACATTTGAGACCCACAACTCTTGTTCAGAATCAGAAGGCATTCCATAACTAGCTGAATAGGTTGTTGTTGCTGCTGAGCTTTCGCTTAAGATAATATAGTGTGGACCCACATCAGATGTTCCATCAATATCATCTACGGCTTTTGCAATACTAAAATAAGGATTTCCAGATGTTCCGTCACCAGGTGATGAATCATTGCCGTTTGTAACTGAAACGTATTTAGTTAAAATTGCCATTTTTATGTGCTCTTATTTTCTATTCTCTTGAACAAAATTCATTTATGCTATTTCTACCCACGTGTTATCTGGTCTAAAAAGAAGCAAAATGTCGCTGCTATCATCGTCAACACAATAACCTACAACTCTTACAATGTCACCGCTAGCAGAAGGTGCAGTAAAATCTAAATGTGCTGCAGTTGTAGAAATATATACTGGAAGGCCATCTGAAGCTCCGGAGCCTGGAACATTTAAAACTTCAGTTGAAGGAATTTTAACAAATCCGCGTATTAACATCCCGTGAGTTCTTGCAGAGGTACCCAAAGCAATGCCAAGTAATTGTTTTGCGGTTGTTGCTGCATCGGCATCTGCCTCATCCCATGTTCCATCTGTATGTAAAAAATATATTCCACCCTTTGTCAGCGTCGTGTCCGCTCCTGGCTCATAATAGAGTATTTCTCCGGAGCCCATGTCGCCATCGCTTAATTGACTTTCAAATGCTGTAGTATGGTAATCATTTTTAACTTGGACATTGCCATCAAAAGCAATATTAGAGCCCGACATAGCAATTCCATTAGAAGATCCAGAAATAACTAAATGATTATCGCTAGTGTCATCATATTCAATAAAGGCATCTTCGCTAGTTCCGAAATAAATCTTCTTATCATCAGAAATTAACATTCCCTGAGAGGCTGTTAGTCGACCAGTTACTGTTGTAACGTCGGTGGCTGCAACACCGAGTGTTACATCGTTGTCAAAAGTAGCATCTTGCTCAAATGTAATTGCGGCGCCGGCAAGGCGAAGTTCGTCAGTTCCATTTTCATCGTATTCGATGGAAGCGTCTTGGTTTCCGCCAAAATAAATTTTTGCGTCATCTGCCACATAAAGACTGCCACTAAATTGATGTGTATCGTCTGAAGAATCGCCAAATTTTGTGGAGCCTCGCTGCTCTATGTTTGTCACTGTCGTGGTTATTGTGTCGATAACATATTCGTTTGCATAAACAGAACCAGAAATATACATACTTCCAGTAACTTCGATGCCCGCGGCGGAACCAGAAATGATAAGCTTATCGTTTCCATCTTCATTATATTCAATAGATGCATCACTGTCGTTTCCAAAATATAATTTTTCATCATCATTTATATAAAGAGATCCAACATTTACAATATCATTTCCATTTAAATTAAGAGTGATGCTATGGTTTGAAATTACAGATTTGAGTTGCCCTTTTAATAGTTTAGACAACTCGTTGAGTGACATGTGTGTAAGTTTTTGTGCCACATTATATCTCCTTTGCGGCAAAAAACACTGCGAGCGTAAGGGCAATGCCGGTCAATATTCCTCCTGCGGCCCACCACATTGAATGATCATTTGGTCTCTCGCTAGCAATTTTACTTAATCTTTCAATCTCCGTATCTTTTATATTAATAATAGAAGTATATTTTTGTTCGGCAGAGTCTAAACTAGTTCTTACGCTATCCAGCAACAAATTCATTCTAGCTGTTTCTTTTGCAATATTATAGTCAATTTTAATTTTACATTCTTCATCAGAAAAGCTTTTCTCAGAAAAAATCCTGGCCGCGGCAAGCGAATTCAATAGCACACCAGAATATGGAGCCGAATCGCCTTTTTGTATGCCGGTTACTTTTGGCTGTGGCTGTGTTTCTGGCGTGTCCGCAAACAATGGTGCGGGAAACGCAAGGGCGAACATTAACAATGGTATTATAAATTTCATTCTATTCCTCTACATATTCAAATCCAAATTCATCGGCAATTAATTTTGCCATTGCGTCTGGGTCGTCATTGTATTTTTCAACTATTTCTTTAATTTCTTTCTTTTTCTTATTGTCTAATTCTTTTTGATCTTCAGCATATTTTTCTTCAATTTTATCAACAATTTCAGCATATTTTTCAAGTATTTCATTTCTTTTTTTTATTTCGTCTTCGTGGGCTTTATTAATTGCATCAATTTGGGCTTTATAGCTTTCACTGCGAACTTCTAATACTTCACTAGCCGCATCTTTTCTTCTAAAAACAAGCCAAAGAATTAATGTATATATAACGACCGCTGGTACATACCAATTATGC